AATCAGACTTTACTCGGGCAGCTAATCACTGACCAATACAACAGCGGAGTTGAACTGTTTGAAGCAAAGCGAGCATTTGCTTGGCGCAAGATGTCAACTGATATTTTAAGCAGGCTAACACCAATGATGAAAGCGGACACAGTTGTGGAGTCTAAGCGCATCGGTCAAGTGGTAAGCAACGCTGCGAACATTGATGTTGCAGTTGGTGCAGGAAAGTTCACAGGCATCAGAGTAACGATTGACCCAAACACGGAAAGCTTTCTGAACTTTTACTTGTCGAATTTTAAGATTGACATCTACACGATGGCAACTCCTGTCGAGATATTTGTCTACGACATGGCAACGCTAAAGCTTATTGATTCATTCTTTTACCAATCGGAAGCTGTTGAGCAGTTTATCGGCAAGACATTCAAGGCTAATCGACGCAAGATGGATTTGGCATTTGTCTATGAGTCGCTTTACGATACCACTAAAATGATTCCTAAGAAGGGCAGTTGCACTGATTGTGGAGGTAGCTTAAGAGCGGTGCACGTTTGTCCATTTGTGGATGCAATCGGAATCGAGCTGACCACTGATGGCTTCAATGTGCTATCATCGAAAGCGAAGAAGTACACGCAAGGGATGTCGTTGGTTTACAATGTGAACTGCGACAGAGAAGCTTGGCTGTGTTCGATTGGAGGATTGATGGCAATGCCGCTTGCATATGCAACAGCGGTTGAGATTTATAACTACGGTTTAAGCATCAGCCCAAATCAGCGTGTCAATACAACTGTTAGTGTCAACATAGGGAGCAAGCCATTCGCAACCGCTGATGCCAACGATGGAATGATTGCAGGGCGAGACATTGCAGCAACAAGATACAACGATGAGCTCACGGCCATGTTGCAAAACATGAGAATGCCTGAGGACAACACGTGCTTTGATTGCCGCCGCAACATGAAGTATGTAACTGCTCTACCATAATGGCTACACCGAAGGAAGTGAGTGATCGCATCAATGGGCTGTTCTCCGAATGGAGTTCTGGATTTACTCCTTTGTCTCAAGCAGTGCAGGATATGAGGCGTGAGATGTACATACGCATCTTTGGAATTGATACTGGAAGAGGTAGAAATCAAGCAGGCAACTTCCTGCCAACTAAACCTTACACTCCTGCATACGCAAAAATCAAACAAGCAAATGGCCGTCCTCCATTGGAGCTCACAGGCTTTCTTAAGCGATCGTTTGCAACAGATCAAACCACAGTTATAACCGAAGGATTTGATACTGCAATTTACACTGTTGCAGATGAAGCAGGAAAAGTGGAAGGACTTGAGAAACTTTACGGCACAATTTTCAAACCAACAACGGAAGAGCAATCGAGAATGTTGCAACTACATGCAGACTTACTTGTTGAGCAAATATCAAATCAGATAAGCAAACCATGAATCTACTTAAGACCATCATCGAGCGGCTCAACCAACGTGTTGAGGTAGCAAATATCTTCGACAAGCAGTTCGGCTTATGCGAGCTTAATGCAAACGGCAACGAGAAGGCTTGGGTGCATTACATCGGCAATGGTCAAGCGGAGGTAGTTACTAACTTCGATGCAAAGCAAGGCACATTATTTTGGGCTAAGCGTGGCAAGGTAACAGTTACTAAGACTGATGCGTATAAGATGAGTCGCTGCAAGCAGTTTTATGTTACCTCTTTCCCTTTGACTGCTTATGCTGTTGTGCGCAAAAGCCATCTGCCATGCGATGGAGATGATGCTCAGGACTGGCTTGCTTCAAGAATCTATAAGCTGACAAGTGGCACTGATCCACTCTTCAAGCAAAGCATCGCAGTTATTAACTACGAGGTAATTCCGAGCGGTTACATCAACGAGATTAAGACACTAACAACAAACTTCGAGTGGGCTTGTGTCACTGTCGACTTCGATGTGCAAGTGATCACAACCACTGAAGATGGCTGCTATGACATCTGCGCAACCGGTGACATTCCGCTACCAGACTTGCAGCCATGCACACCATGCTTAACGGAGGTTGCTGTTGATGGTGTTACTATTACAGGAAACGGAACTCCTGAGGATCCATTAAGCGCAGTTGGTGGCGAAGGTGGTGCGATAGCAGTGCAGGATGAAGGAGTTGAGGTGACTCCAGTTGCAACGACATTAAACTTTACAGGAGATGGAGTGACAGCATCACTGACATCGCCTGGAGTAGTTGAGGTAAACATACCAGGGGGAACAGGAGATGTTGGAACATTGCAAGAGGTGACAGACCTCGGTAACAGCACAACAAATGACATTGCATTCACAGCATCCGCAGGGCTTTCATTTGACAACGGCGCATTCTTCCGCAAAGGAACTACCGATGCAGGCAACGGCGGCGCAAAGGGCACAGCGCAAATATGCTCAATAAGCTACGAGCTTAAGTGGGAAGCAGGACGGTTGTACTACATGCAGCAAGATGGCTTCACTATTCGCGATGTAACGCATAACTTTACCTTTGTTCCTCAAGTAACTGATGACAGCACAAAGGGCTTTGTTGCCGGTTCTCGATGGAGCTTGGATGATGGCACTGTTTACCTATGCTCAGATGCCACAATCGGCTCAGCAGTTTGGGCAGTGGTTGCAGTTGGCGGAGTTACATCGGTAACAGGCACAGCACCCATCGCATCAAGTGGCGGCAATACTCCAGACATCAGTATCACTCAAGCCGATGGCAGCACTGATGGATACCTAACCTCAACCGATTGGAGCACCTTCAATGGCAAGTTCGATGTGCCAACTGGAACAAACACCGAATACCTTGATGGAACTGGAGCACCGACACCATTCCCGACATTACCTACTGGCACAGTCACATCGGTCGACCTTTCGATGCCTCCTGCATTTTCTGTCACTGGCAACCCAGTAACAACGAGCGGGACATTGGCTGTTGCTGCGGCAGGGCTTTCTACTCAATACATCAGAGGTGACGGTCAGCTTGCTAACTTTCCGACATCAAGCGGAGGAGGTTCAAGTGTTAGCTACTACCTCAACGGATCAGTTGCTCAAGGTACGCTTGGAGGTGTCGCATTCAAGCAGATTAGCGGCACTCCAGTCATTGGAGCAGGAACAGACTTCACTATCAATGCTGATGGTTATATTCAATCATTTATCACTGATGCGAGTGTACCAAATCAATTGGCAATTCCGGCAGGCAATTGGAATTTCGAAATGTACTTCAGTTCATCAAGTGCAGGAGGAACACCAAGATTCTACATTGAGCTTTACAAGCTTAGCGCAGGAACATTGACATTGCTTGCATCAAGCTCTGCAAATCCTGAGTTTATCACTAATGGAACAGCAATTGATCTTTACACAACGGCTGTTGCAGTACCAAGCACAGTGCTTCTTGCTGCCGATAGACTTGCGATAAGAGTATATGTTATACATAGCAGCAAGACAATAACATTGCATACTGAAGACAATCACCTATGCCAAGTCATTACAACTTTCTCAACTGGCATCAATGCTCTTAACGGATTAACGGCTCAAGTGCAAAACTTCGCAGTAGGAACTTCGGGCACTGACTTCGCAATAAGTTCGTCAACAGATACGCACACATTTAATCTACCAACGGCAAGTGCTGCAAATAGAGGAGCATTAAGCACAGCTGATTGGTCAACATTCAACGGCAAGCAAGATGCACTAGTAAGCGGCACAAACATCAAGACCATCAACTCGACATCTATACTTGGCAGTGGTAACTATGCCACTCCATTCGAGCTTGTTGTTGCAGCATCGGATGAGAGCACTGCCCTAACAGCCGGAACGGCAAAGATTACTTTTAGGATGCCAAGAGCAGTGACACTAACAGCGGTAAGAGCATCACTCACAACTGCTCAGGCAAGTGGTAGCATCTTTACTGTTGATATAAACGAAAGCGGCACAAGCATCCTAAGCACTAAGCTGACAATTGATAACACCGAGAAGACAAGCACAACGGCTGCCACTCCTCCAGTGATCAGCGATACTGCTCTTGCCGATGATGCAGAGATAACCATTGACATTGACCAAATTGGTAATGGTAGTGCTAAAGGATTAAAAGTAATGTTAATAGGTAACTACGCATGAGTTTTTTAGTCAACCCTTATTCTTATGCTACTGGATGTACCGATGCTGATGCACTTGCATTCTTATCGGCTGCTGCAATAACGGATGCCACAATTACCTCAGCCATCTGCACATTGGTCACAACGATGAAAGCAGATGGAACTTGGGCAAAGATGAGCGCAATATATCCGATGGTAGGAGGAACGGCAACAACGCACAAGTTCAACCTTAAGAATCCACTTGATACAAATGCAGCATTTCGCTTATCGTTTGTTGGAGGATGGACTCATTCAAGCGGTGGAGCATTGCCTAATGGAACTAATGCTTACGCTGATAGTTTTCTAATTCCTACTACTACACTTTCATTGAATAGTCATAGTTTTGGAATTTATTCAAGAACTAATGATATAACTGGAGTTAAATTATACGGAAATTATTTAGTACCAAGTGCTGTTTTTTTGCATCACAATATAACTGGTGCTAACTTTAATAGTGGAGTTCTTGCAAATGCAATTTCTTATACTGCTAATCCAACAACAGGGCTTATAATGGCATCAAGAACAAGCAATACATTATTTACTGCATATAGAGCTGGAGTGTCATTAGGTACAAATACGACAGCAGTCGTATCAATACCAAATATTAATTTTTATTTTGCCGCAAGAAATGCAAGTGGAACAGCTCAAACATTTACAAATCATCAAATTGCATTTGCATTTCTTGGTAGTGGATTAAACTCTACTGAAGCAGCAGCACTTTACAATTCAGTACAAGCTTTTAACACAACCTTATCTCGTCAAGTATAATGCAAGTCCACCTACTAACAGAAGAACAAGCAGAATGGCTCGATGGTGTCGAGTTTGTTCCTGATAATTACTTTAACCCAATCCAAGATGCAGATGGCAATTGGATAATCTCAATCGAAGAGGTCGAGCAGTCATCACTTGATTGGGTTAAATTCTTACCTTTGATAACCTACAAATCTATATCGACATGGCAGGCGTAAAAATTACAGACTTAGGTACATTGACTACGGCAGTTGATGCAGACTTATTATACATCGTGGACGTTAATGACACATCCCAATCCCCACAAGGCACATCTAAGCAGATTGAACTTGGTAATATCGTAAGTAGCGGCAATTGGACTCCAGTAGTTAGCGGTGAGACTTACAATGAAATTGTAAGTATTCAAAGAGCAAACTATTCAAGGGTAGGGACTATTGTCAGTTGCTCCTTATTTATGGATATTGACCTTGATGTAGCAGAAACACAAGCAGACTTTCAATTCTCCATTCCAGTAGCATCAGATTTCACCAATGCAAAAGATGCTTTTGGAATCGTTGCATATAATGGAGATAATACGCAGTTTACTGGATGGTTAATAAGTGCTGATGTTGCAACTAATAAAATAGCTATTGCCGTTTCATCAGTAACAACTGGATATTCTTTTCAATCTTTATACGTAATGCTGCAATATGAAATCGTCTGATAACGGCATCAGACTCATACAAGAGTTTGAGGGCTTGCGCTTGACTAGCTACCTATGCTCAGCAGGAGTGCCGACCATTGGCTATGGTGCAACCTTTTACCATGATGGCAGCAAGGTGAAGCTCGGGCAGACCATAACTAGAGACCAGGCGAATCAACTTCTTAAGGATCACCTTAAGGAGTTCGAAGGCAGCGTGATAGGACTGCTAAATGGCACGGCTGTGAACGCTAACCAGTTCGATGCGCTTGTAAGTTTCTGCTACAACGTGGGCGCAGCAAATCTCGCCAAGTCGCAGATGCTAAGATTCATCAAAGCCAATCCAAACGACCCGAAGATTGCAGCCGAGTTTCTTAAGTGGAACAAAGCAGGCGGCGAGGTTTCAACTGGGCTTGTAAGAAGACGCAAGAAAGAGGCGCAACTATATTTCACTCCAATCGTTTCTTAATTATTATGGCGGCAAGGAGAGTCAGCAAACCAAGGCAAGTGCTTGACATTATTCTCAAGCACTGGAGGCCAACAATTGGCTCTTTGGCGATTCTCAGTTCTGTCTTTGCTTTAATCTTTAAGCAGATATCAACAGAGACACTTGCAGCGATAGTGGCAGCAATGGTGGCCGCAGGATACATACCTAAAAGCAGTGACAATGGATGACGGAATAGACTCAGTACAAGTGATCACGACCCTCGATGAGGGTTGCGTGGTGGGCATTGGCTGCAAGGTCCATACGCATCACCACACAATTCACATCGAGCCGCAGATAGTATACCAATCGATGGAGAAATTCACTATCTTTGGCAAGCACTATTGCACTAATCAATGGGGGCAAACTTACGAGTTGCCTGCCGATGAGCCAATGCCAGAGCCGATTCATATGCAGCAAACATACGCA